ATAATCGCCCCACTTAATAAAAGCAGGGCGATTTTCTTGTATCTACATTTCTATTCTTTGGGCAACGTCGACAAAGGATATATTCTACTTGCATATTGAGACCACCAGCTATTATTTTTATAATTATTCACTGATGTATCAGGCACATATATCTTGCATATTTTACTAAAATTATATCCAAAATTATCTCCATTCACAGTTGGAGGTACTACGGATTTAAGAACAAGAGTCTCCAAAGAATAATCATTAAAAAAAACATCGGATTGGATAACAGATATAGTAGATGGAAATGTTACTTTCTTCAAAGCAATACACCTATTAAAACAACTTGATGGAATTATAGTAACTCCCTCTCCAATAGTAGCCTTTACCAAAGCCTCACAAGAATTGAATATCCCTGATGCAGTACTTATATCAGAGTCTTCCGGAATGAAAATCTCTTTTAAATTAGAACATTGCCCAAACGCTCCACCATCTATAATTATACCAGACTTATTAGGAAGCACTATATGTTCAATACCTGATTGTTGAAAAGCACCACGACCTATTTTTGTAATATTAGAAGGTATATTTACCTCTGTCAACAAAATGCAATTCCTAAAAGAATAGTCTCCGATCATATTAAAGCCTTCTGATATATGTACCTTTTCCAAAGAAGTACAGCCATCAAACATGCCTCCGGAATTACCGTCTAGAATAGCTACATCAGGTAAACTAATTTCTTTCAAAGAAGTACATCCTGCCCAAATATTCCATCTCAAATTTAAAGGTTCTGTTCTTTCTTCAAATATAAAATTCGTAAGATTAGTATTATTCTGAAAAACAGCCTGAGAAATAAATGTAATATTCTTCGATAGTACAAATGATCTCAAATCGCAGCCCTTAAAGGCACTATGATTTAATGTTGTAAGAGACTTAGGTAACACTATAGATTTTAAATTACTACAATCACTAAATAATTCCGTTTCAGCTTCAGTATATGAAGTCAAATATTGAAATTCATCAAAAGACGTAATGTCAGTATTACCTTTAAAAGGTCTACCAAATTGAGTAAAAGAAATCCCGGCCATCTGATTCTTCGTTATACCAATACCATCCCCATATTTCCCAATCATATAACTCCCCACTATAGGATCCTTAAATCGGATATAATACTCACCTATCACGTTCAAAGTAAGCTTAGAGAATGTACTTCGGAGAGTTTCAATAGAATCTTCGTAAGCATTAGCATAAACATTTAAAGCACCATCAAGAACAGGGAGTTCATCTTCTCCTGCAATACCTTCAGCACTAAGTCCTTCATACGTTCCATCAGCCAATATAGCTAGTTTATCCAACACACTAGAGTCATTATATGTTTCATTAAACCCAACAGCTCTAATACGCTTCAATCGATGTTGGTCTCCCTGTTCAAGCTGCGCATCCATCATGTCAACCAATAGTTGCATAGGTTTAATCATTGGACATCCTGTAATAAAGAAGTCTGTGACAATACCCTTACATAAAGCAACTCCAACTCCTTCGTTTGTCATAAGCGGATAATTCATCAAAGACAAATATTGATTATAGGCGCTAAACTCTACTGTGCGAAGCCCTCCACCTTTTGGAAGAATTATTTGTACTAGAGATGTTCCATCCGCATGAACTTCCTGCAAATGAGTACATCCGGAAAGATTCAGTGTACCAGCTAATGTGGAAATATTGGATAAAAGCAATCGTTGCAGAGATGTACAATTAGATAATGTCAGAGAAGTGATAGATATCACAATCGGTTCTGTTTTACTTCCCAAACGAATATCACGAAGCATACGTCCCTGAATAATCATAGAACCTTGCACATTTTTATTATGCCAGTCACCAATATCCTGTAAATATGACGCACCTTGTATTGCATTTTGTTGGTCACCGGAACCAGATAATTCTATCTCCATCACACACACTTCCCCCGCTTTCGTACGCGCTCCCTTAATGATGCTCGTACCATTAGCTATTGCCGGATACATATCCATAGCAGGCGTAAGTTCATATTTAATGGTATTTCCTGCAGCACGGACAGTGATGGTATCGGAACCATTCGCAGAAAACAGTCCAAAGCTATATTTTGACATCATATAAAGTATACGCTTCGTCACCCAGCGCTGTTCCGCAACATAATGATCACCAAGTGATTGAGTAATAGGGTCTGTATCATTCGAGTAAGTTCCCGCAATATAAGCAAGTTTTCCATTTTCGTATGAAATTCTGGCATCTGCATTAAAAGCATTTGACGGGAAGTATTCCTGTGCCTGATCGAAAAAATATTTTTTATAAAATGCATAAATCTTTTCAAGATCACTACCACTCTTCAATCCGGCCAGTGACTGCATAGATGTCATCATCAAACGCATATTGGTAATCTTTTCTTCCACAAAAGCCAATTCCATCAAATTGAAGAAATTATTCGTTTCACCATTCCATATTGACGCTCCGGTATCATCAACATCGTGCGTTTCCACACTATACGATTTCTCCGGCAAACCACGATTTGTTGTGTCAAACCGGGTATCAGCATCATCCACACGCCATCTGAATTTAGAATTATCCAAACCGAAAGAGTATGGATACGTATTCTTTGCTCGCTCGTCAGTACCCGCATTAAACTCCACACTATTCATAAAAGTAAGGGTATCTTGTATATGCCAATACTCCGGAGCTTCCTGGCGGAATTTGGAAATACGTGCATTTACAAAAAGTGTATTCAATTCCTCATTCGTTTTTCCAGTCAAGTCTGCATTCACCAATCCATATCCTTTATCCACAAGCTGAGAAACCAGATTGATAGGTCCCCCACCTATATCAGATGGTATGAATATTCCTTCTGCTGATTCAAAATAATAAACATTATATTGATTTACATCACCAGGCTTTGCAATCCAAAATTCATAAGGTTGATTTTTGTAATCTGCAAGTTGTGCATTCAAATCTGTCAAAGTGCCATTAAAAGGTTGAATTCGTGGAGAACATTGATAAACAATATTATATGCCGGAATAAACTTTGAGATATTTTCTATGGTTCCGGCACCAAAGTCCCATGAATTTGCACCATTATACTGAAATGCCTCTTCATCTTCATTGTAAACAATATACGGTTTGTCAGGATTCCAGGGCACGCGGAACAATGTACAAAGTGGCGAGTTATCCGCACCTTCAATAGATATCATTCCCGGAAATAAATCCGTATCATGACCAAATGTATATTTATCACCTTTATCAGGTCCGAATGTATACAATCCTTTAAATGTATACACAGTATCCCCGTCATCATTCACAGACTTTTCAAAACAAATGAAAGGCATTTGAAAAACAGCAATTCGGGCATCCTTGTATACATCCGTTTGCATAGCTTCATTCAGCAATCCCATTTCCCTGTATAAATCTTCATAAGAGTTGACAGAGCCTATTTTGTGCGATTGCATGGAAGAAGCATAATTCTTCTTTGCCGTAAACTTCTGTCCGGCAGGAATCCAAGGTACCATCTGCCACTTTTTGGAGCCGGTAGTTCCGTCGGCAAAGGTTATCACAGACTGTGTTTTATCCAGCTGATACCGCGTATTCCACAGATAATATTTCATAGAAGATGTTCCCTGTCCTTTCGCTGCCACATTAGAAATAGAAACGTTCCATTCAGGATGGTCATAGAACAACACTTCCAATGTTCCGGTACGTTGAGTCTGGTCAAGCATGTAAGGAATTGTATTATCGAAAACCAGACAGTTAAACTGATCCTTAGTATTATTAAAATCAATTTCCGATCCGTTAGAATCAAGAATATCATTAAAAGCTTTCACTCTGGCTTTTTCCGTTGTATCAGACAACCAGTTGATATAATTCGTCAATACACCTTGTGACGTCAGTCCTGATTCATATTCCCGGATACCATAAATATCCACATCGGCATATTCAGAACCGATCACAATAGCCCCCGGTTGAGCAAAATAATCATTATCTTCGTATGTGAATTCCCGGTTCTTTCTTCCGTTAACATACAGAATACAAAGATTAAATCCAGGGTTTCCATAAGCCGTAGGTAAAACAGTTAGCGTTAATCGCGTGCGCTTTCCCTCAAAAGTATGCAGACTTTGCACACTATCATCCTTCAAAGATTGGGTATGCATGATAATATCATCGGCATAAATATTCAAACCGATAAAAGAATCTCCCGATGCAGAAGATATAGTGATTACAGGAGCCGAATAATCAGTTACATTATCCACTTTATAATCTATTTCCACTGTTTTTCCTTTACGTGCACATTCCGCCGCAAAAGGGTGCCGGTCTATAGTCAATAAAGAACCTGCCATCAACCGGAGAACTTTCGCTCCATCCGCATTGGTTGTCCAACAATCATTCCCCCAGTTCACTCCACTCCAAACAGCCTGAACCTCAGAACCGTCAATTTCATTAATCACTTGTTGACGGTTTGCCTGACTATTACTGCGTGTTTTCGGATTCAGATAGAACACCGCTCCTGACACAGCCGAATATCCGGAAGAGTTATCCACCTGATAAGTGATAGGTTCCGTCAAATCTTTATCCCCATCTTCCACATAAACAACAATATCAAATGCAGAGTTATCCATTGTTTCTATCTCAAGAGAAAGGGAAAAAACATGTTTTGCGGAACAAGTGATACTGTTCTCATCAGATTCATATACACCTTCCTGATCTTTTCGAACGACAAATAATGCTGAAGTGTTAACATTGTCACCATCATACATTGTATATTCGAACAAGGTATTTTCAGACCAGTTCATTCCTTTGGCTAACACATTATTTATTGCAATCAGTTTAGCCTGTTCACCTGCGATGGCACAGATAATATTAAAAGAAACTGTTCTGGTTTTTATGCTTCCGTCCGAATTGGCAACATAAGCTGCCACATTAAACACTCCAGTCTTTCCCGGATGCGGGATAGAATAGTTATAGGATGTTTCAATATACACTCCCGTACCTATCGGTATTTCATACGACGCATTATAATCTGTTCCTCTAACCGTAATATACAGAGTTTTTGATATATTTCCGCCAATATTCAAGTTGAAAAGAATATCTCCATTGTAGGCTGTCCACCACTTGAAGTTATCAGCACTGATAGATAAAGCCGTCAGCTGCACTGTATACACAAATGCAGGCGTCGTCACTTCCGTTATTTCCCCTGTCACTTTTATCATTACATTATTAGTCCCGGAGGTTAGAAACTCAGAAACATCCACACTAAGAGGAGTATCAGATTTTACATAAATCATCTTTACCACTTCATATTCCGAGCTATTAGATTTACGTACAGAGATCTGACAAAGTCCCTGCTCACCAGTATTTTCATAAGGTTCTTTCGAACTATAACGTTCCTGACTGACAAATGTAAATTTCAAGAGACATGGTTCCCCCTTACTTGCTGTAACATTTTTACTATCAAGATTATTCACAACACGTACATTACGCTGTAAACCTACATCAACTCCTCCCATTTCTTTATCATTCCAGTTCGTTCCATCCCAAACAAAAAAGAGATCTTCGTCAAATACATAGCATAAAGTCGGAACTTCCAACCTGTTTACCGGAATGGCATCTCTTTCCACAATAGTACGCACGCATTTGAACCCACCTTTCCCATACTTACTGTAATGGGTTGGATATTTATCCTCGTCAGTGCCCGGAACAATAGGAGCATATATATTTGTTCCCTTCAATTCTTCACTCATCATTTATTACATTTTTAAGTTTTTCAATATTACTATCACAATCATAATCACTATCAGCATGGCAGCACCTCCAAAGTCCAGTTTAAACTTCTGCCATTTAGATAGCTGCTTCTCTATCGGATAAGGAATAGGTATGGAGTCAGTCTTTATTAAAGTATCTGTTTTGTTGATATACTGATACTTATATAGATACTTATATTTATATAAGTATACCGTGTCTCCTTTCACAGCCACATATACACTGTCACGATGGTAAATACTGTCATACCGAATACTGTCACGAGTCCGATATTCCGTTTTTATCGTCTCAACGGGGATATATTGGGTTCTACAAGAGCTTAGCCATCCTCCCAACGTGATAAGGGAGATGAATATACATAGAAGCCACTTCATCCTCTATCTTTTTTCAAGTAATCTATAATTCCGTCTATATGAATTTGCGCTACCTTTTGCTTGCCTTCATCGGATAATAGAAATTCAACATCCTCCTTGTTGTCCTGAAAAAAATTCTCTGTCAATATGGCCGGGCAAAGTGTATCCCGACATATAGCCAGATTTTGCATCCAGAATAGTTGCCCAGAAACTGGTTGACGAACAAAAAGACCTTTCTTAATGGCCGTTTCAGCCAAGCATACAGCCAGATTCTTACTATTTATCGAAGCATTGTTGGATACAAATACACTCCATCCATGTGCAGACAACCAATCCGAACCCATCCCTGCGGCATTACAATGAATAGAAACTAATATAGCATTACCTCCGGTTTCTCTATAAATCGTATTTGCACGCCTACATCGGACAGATAAAGGTATATCTACCATTTCTTTAACGATCCTTTCCGCATCTATCCCTTTATTTCGCAATCCGATTACTACCATATCAGCAATCCTTCTTGTATATTCCCATTCTCTCAATTTTCCATCTGGCGAGCGCTTGCCGGGAGTATTCTCACCATGTCCGTTATCAATCAATATTCTCATAGTTGTTCCTCCTTGATTTTATTTTTAAATTTGGGTGGAATCCTTTTCAGACATTCCCATAAATCGCATCTACTCAATTCAGCTTCTTTAAGTTGCAATTCTGCCACATATCTTTTATGTATATCTTCCAAATGAGCAGATTGCTCCTCTCGTAACTCAACATAAATAGCATCAATCTTTGCATCCCGTTGAGCAATACGTTCCTCCAACCAAGCAACTTGATTACGTTCATTCTCATTCTCTGCCGCATCTGCCGCCGCATCCTCTTTCCTTGCGTCAGTCTTCCGATTAACGTAGAAGTTAACTATCCACTTGATTGCTTCCAAGCCTCCTAAAGCTCCGAGTATAGTTAGCCAATCGTTTAGTTCCATAAATTTAGTATGTATTATATCTATTCCGTCCGAATATGGCGACTTCAAAGGTAAAGTTTCTCGAACCACGTGTTGCATCCACTATCCTGACAACAAAATATGTGTCATACCTATCGCAGAGTATACCAAAAATATGTGCCGAATCATCCTGTCCATACGGAGTGCCCGTAATTGATACAAAATATTGGCTATGTCCTATCTGGTGGTCTATTCTGTAATAACCCTGGGAGGTATTAGTACAGCTGACATTACCTGCTCCCTGCCCCCAACTACTAGACACTCCTCCACCAGCCTCGCATCTTCCAGCCCACAAAACACCCGGAGAGTCCCAAACTTCTCCTGCACGCTGATAAAATTGATGAGGACCGATAGACTTAATTGCAAATTTACTCCCGGCATTAGCTAAAACATCCAGACATATATTATTACTTCCATAACTATCAATATTAATGCCTGTATTACCGCGTCCGTCAGTAGAACTATCTATTCTCATGCTAATAAGTGAGGAATATAATCCACCTAAAGATAGAGATCGACCGTCTCCACTATCTATTTCAATCCCTAAATTGAAACCGAGAGCTTTAAGTGTATTGCCATCTATTCTCAGATTCCCAATTCTTCCAATATTGGCTTCTATTTCCCCGGTAAACTTATATGTTCTATTTATCGGATCGAGTTCAAAGACTATCTTATCCTCTACAAGTGCGAATATGCCAGTACGTTTCACCCCATCAATCTCTATACAATCCTTTCCCTGTGCAATTCCGGTTAATTTACCAGTTTCTTCATCCTTGATTCCTGAAAACATCTTAGGAGTTACAATATACTCTTTACCTAGTTCTGTAGCATATCCATTCCATTCCTCAATCCACGGTAAAAGATTAGCATCTTGTCCATCCTTACCAGGATCGCCATCTTTTCCATCCGTCCCATCTTTACCTGGTTCACCTTTCAAATTCTCTTTCGCTTCATCTGACAAATTATCCCAAGTTAGAACAACATCCTTCATGGTACATACACACTTTTTCTTCTCCGCATTCCATACCCAAGAGATTGCACCACCAGCAATATATCCAGACTTGTCAGTACAGAACTTTGCGGAGTTGTCACCAAATTCTGCTGTACCGTCAGGATAGATGCAATATACTGTGTGCCCGTTTGAGTCAGTTCCTTTAATCATGCCGTTTTCACAGTAGAAACCTTTCAAACCTCCACTGTCAGGGATATCACCGCCGACACGGATTTTCACTTTACCGTCCCAGTTCTTGCTATTGATATCAAACATTACATCAATAGCTGGTTGTCCTGTCTCATCCGCATGAAGGTAGATAGCAGATTGACGAGCTTTATTCTGCGAGTTACCGAATTGCACAATATCATCTCCCGGAGCCGGTGGATTCAGTACTATCCCCTCTTCATCCAAATCAAACTCAGATAAAGGAACTCGAATTATTCCATCTGCTACTGATTCTATCTCTACATGATAAACCTTCTGACTTCCGGTAAACTCTTGGCAACGGATAAAATCATGTTCCATAAAACTCATATCAGCATCTTCCAGCGTGATAAGATAAGCAGTTCCATCTTCTGATAATTCAGCAGTCTTTATCTTCCCACAACCTTGCGTTATAGCTTGTGCACCAATAATAGCCCTCACTTTACTGATCAGCATTTCAAAAACAGTAAACTGTCCACGAACACGAATTGAGTCTATTTCCAGCATCCATTTGCCTTTAACATATTCCCATATCTTCCACCCATGCCCGGCAAATCCTGACACAAAATCTTCCACATATTCTTTCACTCCATTTGCTAATTTCTGCCCGGTTTCTTTAACAGAACAAAGGAAGCCATAAAACTTACCGTTACTTAATATTGCCATTATTTTACTTCTATATTTAACACCCCTGTTTGGATGCTGTTTAACCTAAATATTGTATAACTCTCCGTATATCCATAAGCATTAGTTATCTCCCGAACCTCTTCTATCCAATCAGAATTGCGTAATCCTCCAATCCAAAACTGAATATCAGATACCATGGATGTAGGCAAAATGTAATAAGGAAACTTGCCGCCTGAACAATCAAATACAGTAGGAGTTTGTGTACGTTCCGCCCATAAACTAGGTAAAAGCAATATATCTTCATTAGTTAGTGATTCATGAACAGAGACCCCATAATACTTTTTCAATCTAAATTCTACAGAAGTCGATTTCGTATAAGTTTGTCCGTCAAATATAGCCGACAAAGTATAAGTTGTATCAGTAACAATACCTTCATATTGCTTTGTACGCACATCAACCGCCATTGTTTCTCGATTAATTGATTGAGATATTATATCCCGATCATAGCTCCAAGAAAGATTTATCGTTTGAGTACTACCTTTCTCATACGTGGCTCCCCCACTGAAAGACATCGTAAATGGAAAAACCTCATCCATCAATTTCGAAACATTAGAAAATAATGTTGTATCAACAGTCCACTCTGAAGCTCCAGAAAGACGTACTATCAAATCATTTGTTTCCGATATTTCATCTGCTTCTTTACTCACATTAGTTATTTCTCCAAGAGTCGTAATATCACTCCTTACTAATAATTCTTCCACTAAAGCATCATCTTCTTCCACCAAAGCCATTGGAGAGACTTCCATGATTTCTTGCTTACGAACAACAAGGCCGTTGTTAGCTTCTATCAGTTCTTCAGAAATTAATCCCTTAGAGAAACTAATTAATCCGGCAGCCTCATCGGCATCAGTTCTACTTAATGCACGCTCCTCAATTTCATTAATAATTCTTTTTGAGGAAAATGTATTTCTATCTGATGGCAGAGTTTTATCATACACTCCAATCATATAAACACTAGTTCCACCTCCTCCATTTACACTAATTCCACTATATGTCTGTCCTTTATAAGTTAGAGAATCCACTTTACTTTCTATTGCTCCCAAACGAGAATAGGCAGCAGTCTCGCCAACAGTATAAATAGGATGATCATAAGGAATATCCAAAGGCCATTCAAACCCGATAACACGGGATTGACGTCCCTCTTCAAAATAAGTTTTATTAATAAGATTTACTTTATGACCAATTTCAAAAGTACGGATATTACCCTCATTATAAATGTATATGCTATCCATCTCGCAATTATAGGTAGAAGGATCTATCATAGATTTCTTTACATAATCTTTAGCCTTTTCCAAAAGTGCTTGCTCTGATTCCGGCAACATCTGTTCAGAGATAAAAGCTGTATCAAAGCCATAAAGAATGTATGTATCAGCTGGAATTTCTTCTCCTTTTTCCGTATGAACAGCTTGGGGATAAAGCGCGTCGTCTGGGAGATAACGACCATAATCTTTATTGCGTACGATTTCAAAAGTTGTTCCGGCATCATCACTCTTTACGAGATTAATAACAAAATCCATCCCAGCAAGTAAACCTGTCTGGAATATCAAATGAAATTCGTCACCATTCAACCTAAAATCTTCTGTAAAGTTCTTTAGTCCTGTATCTTTGAAGGTATAGATAGGATATTTATTGCCGGTTGGCTTATCATCAGCCTTTTCATTTTCCCAAGTAGGATCAGGAACCACCGTAGTACTACCAATATACTTCGGATATTCATCCTCGAATACAACAATCTCTTCGATTGCTTCTTCTTTCGACATTTCAACATTATCAGGATTATCGTAACGTTCATCTTCGATGTCAATACGTTCCCCTGTGGGAGTATAACGGTAAGCATCTACATAAGAGATTCCTTCAGCAAGCATAAGACGCTTCTGAATAACGCCATTCAAAGTAAGTTCCTTCTCATCTTTACTGAAATAGTTATCGGGAACTTTACCTTTGATAATGTTGTCAATACTGTATCGATCACCCAAAGAAGCGGATATACCTTCCGGAAGGCAAATAGAATTACCCTCTTCTGGTATAAAAGTGGCATTATACACAGCCTGGTATGATTTCCCTGCGTTACTACCAGAGATAAAAGTTACCATAATAGAATTAGAATAAGCTACGGCAGGATTGTAACCATGAGTGAACATTCCAACATTATAAGTATCAGTAGTGCGCACTCGCTTTGTGCTCCACTCAGAAGCGATAGTTATATTCTGACAATCATCGGGTAGCGTAAATTCAACTACTTTACTCGGGATATCTAAATAAACACCTGTACCAGCCGGAATTTGAGGAATATTTTTCTCTTCGGAGAAAATATCCACCTGCTTTGTAACTCCTCCTGTATCATACGTAAGCCACACTCTCAATTTTATAAAATCCTTTAAACCATCAGTCCTGTCACCGCCCAAAAATTCACAAGAAAAACCGTCGACTTTTATTTTGTATCTCCCTCCTGACAAAGAATCTATCTTCCTTTTGGTAGTGACTGATGCAATGGACTGACTTTGTGGAAAGTTATACATAGCATTTGAAAAAATAGGGTTAAGGCCACCTTCAGTCTGTGTAGAAATCGGGAAATATTTATTACTCAATGGCCTTGCAGTATCAAGGATGTCTCTTCCTTCGATTTCTTTCACGTCAAAGATAAGACTTTTCCGGTAGCTAGCAGGTATATTACGGGTAGAGCCAAAAGGATAAATACGAGTCGCATACGTTGTTTGGCTGTCACTTCTTTGCATGGAGTTGACGTTCACATTCTCGGTATCCTGCAAATCACCGGCTTTGAAATCTATCGGAGAACTATATTCACAACGTCCGAAACAAATGAATTTGTCTTCTATCCACCATTCGCATTCCCATGTTTCAGCCATTTGAGTAAGAGCATCAATTAGATTCGTATTATTATAGGATACGAGTTTAGAAGATTGTCCCACCGTATCGTCTATTTTAAAAATAAACTCTTGGTTCCTAAATTTATAACCAAGAACATTCAAGTTGTCAATAAAGACTTTTAAATGAGTTTCAAGAGTAGCTGTCAGATTCCATCCAGCTTCTCTTCCTGCATTCTCCGGAGTATAGAAAAACTTCTTGTTCTTCCATTTCCAATAATAAGCATCTAAACGAAGCTCGTAATCATAACCACCTGTAGTAGTATTATAAACAGGTTTATAAAGATCTATAAGCTCAAATATACCTAGCTCATTATCTATTCCGTCTCCTAAGTTGAAATAAACAGGATGTTCCAAAGAAAACTTTAAAGTTATATAGTCTTCTTGCATCAACGTGAATTTACGCTTTGATCCCTTGTTTATGGGAGTAGAAAAGCGAATATTTCCGGTGGCATCTTTAATATCTACTGTCATACTGCTCTATCATTTGGGTTGGGTTCATTCAGTTTAAGAGTAAACTTGCCAATACCACGCATAAACTGGCTGAATTGGCTACACGACAGATAAATGGTTCTGTAAACCAAGTCCGGTTGATACTTTGTTGCTATCTCCAGCCTTCCCTTAGTCAGTTCCTCGCAGAAGCTACGGTAACGTTGGAAAAATTGTTCTTCCGTGTCGGCCGTCAGATGTAGTTGTAACGTCAGATCACGAGTGTCCATCACCGGGTTGGTTACTGTCACCCGCTTGCCGTGCTCCAAACGGCTCTCATTCTCTAAATATGCCTTATTGGCTGAAGGAGTCATGAGAAAGGACAGAGAAGTGCTGTCCATACTAATGCCCCATGTGGTATAGGCATCTTTTCCATTAATGTACAATTCGTCTTTCATACTTATATTCCGTTTTTAAGTTTTAATGAGAGCAAAGATAGAATCAAAGGCAATACTCAAAAGAAAAGCTTTCTTTGAATCCGTGACACTTACGTTAGAGTCACGAATTTGATAAAATAGAAGAATCATGGAATCATTCGGTAACGAAATACTGTGCAACTTACCTTCCTTATAAATTAGGCATCAAAAATGTAACTATAATATAATGCGGTTCATCAATTCCACCTAATTCTCGAAATACCGATGAATAAAGCAATAGCGGGTGAAAGCAAGGAGGAAATGCAGGTGAAACAGAACATTATCGGTTTCACCTTGTCTTTGTAAAACATCCCTTGAACTAAAACCAATATCATTATAGCTAATCCGGATATACTTATACAAAATCTACTATCAAGGAGTTAATATCCTAGTTGTCAAGCACTAATACTTGAACTATTGGAGCTATATACCCAATACGTTGGATCTATATATCCTACAAACGGTATCAAGTCAGTGATGCCGTATTGCTTTATTTGCCGGTGTAGCACCGGAACAAGACTTCCTTGTAAGATATATTGCCATCTTCCATTCCATATCCGATACAGTGAGTATATGCATTTCTAATACAGTACAGAATCATTACAGAATCGAATAAAATTTGCCACTGGATATTTATTTTCAATCTTTCCACTTCCTCTTTCACCTTTTCTCTGTATCTTCGATGAATAAAGAGTTTGCGGGTGAAGGGCAACAAGCTCACCGCCTCTTCACCTACAGCGATTAGTTTCAAAAATAGTTTCACCGTATGAAACTATTAGTTTCTCGGCGTGAAACACTTCGTTTCACTACTGGAAACACTTCGTTTCTCACCGAGAAACAAAGTGT